CCCATGGCGCCCTGCCCCCCCGCCACATCCGTCCTTCCGGGCGAGGGCCTCTGGCTGTAGCTAGACACTAGGTTTACGACTCTTCGACACTTGGTTTGCGACTACTATAAACCTAAAGAAGGGGCAGTCCATTTCTGGAGCCTGCCCCTTCTTGGCGTCCTTCGTCCGCTTAATGACCTTTTAAGCGCCACCTAACAGCTCTTGAATGGCCCTGTAATTGTTCCCCGTGGAGACCTTTGCGCGGGAGCGACATCGGGCCGCCCTCCGGCTGCAAGGCCTCCACGGGGTTGCCAAGGAGCACCATTCCTTGAAGCATTTGGCTGCTATTGTTTTCCACCAGAAGATTCCTACAGAACGACCTTGCTGAAATGATCGTCCAGTTGTTCTTTGAGACGGTAAGGCACCGGAAGGAAAAACTTGCCGTCACAACCAGAAGAATGGGTCTCGCAGGCCTGTTGCCATGCCGCATCAACCTCAAACAGCTCGTCCATGATAGCCTTCACTTCGGGCAGATACTGCTTGAGGATGATTTTTCGGGCCTGTCCGTAAGCCTCTCCCACTTCTTTTTTTCGCTGTTCAACCACGCGCTTCGCATGGGGGATATGGGAGTGCTCGAACTGATTGGCAATTTCATGTTTTTCCTTGGCTCGTAGTTCTTCCTCCCGGAAGGCTTGCCATGCAATCTCGGGGTCTTGGCCGGAAGCAACGGCATCAGCAACCTGCCGGGTCCTACTGGCCTTGCCATGCTCAAAACCTTTGTACTCCGCCCGGTACTGCTGGAACTTCTCTTCCAGATTCGCAAGGCGGGTGCGGGCCTCTTCCAATGCCAATTCGGCAGGAGGAACAAGCTCGTTTATTTTTGCCACCAAGTCGGCTTCGAGATTGACAAACTTGTCTTCAAACATTCTGGTGCTCTCCTTTTCTTGTACGATACTAAAGCTACAAGGTAATGGTTTCCAGCAGCGCCTTTACCTTCCCGGCCACCTTTCGGGACTCCGAGGGGGAAAGGCCACGGCCATGTTGTTCAAAATACAATTCATCCACAGTATGACAGGTGTCCGCACAAAGCTTGTCCAGGCGGTTCCTGAGATAGTCGCCCTTTGCAAGGTCGGTGACGTCCACCGTGAGATTATTGAATTCGTTTATGTCCTGCATACGGCTTTGCTCGCCTTGTTTATTCTGAAAGCCTGTTCCTTCTTGTGAGGAGTCTTGGCCGCAGCCATGTCGGCAGGATCACGCTTTAAAGATTTCCAGACGGTCTTGTCGCTCAGCCCAAACTCAACGACCAGCATGGGCACAATGCACCTGGCGCTCAAACCTTCACTGGAAAGTTCGTCAAATCTTTCCTGCATGGCGATAGCTTGAATGGTGGAGAAAAAGACCTGACATTTTGGGATATAAATCCCACGGCATCCACCGTAATGATAAATAAAGGCTTCTGCGGTTTCACTTCCGAGGACTTCTTTCAGCCATTGTTCCCGGACGCGGCCAATACTCGTATCCCCTTTGGGAACATCGTGCGTAGTCCCGCCAAGCCGCTTGGTTATCAATAAGGCGTTGCGCAGGCCAAGATGGTCCGCCATCTCTCTCACGCTCGCAGGGAGCAGGGCAGGATACTTTTCAGCCATCTTTTCCATTGTGCGCAGTTCATCCATGCTTGAATCCCGGTTTAGGCGCAGGCTGCTTTTCCAGTTACGGCAAGGCCGTTGCCCGCCTGTTCTTCAATTATGCGATAGGCGGTCTCCACGGTCTCGGAACCCCTGACAAGCAAGCTATTCAGGCCGTCAATGGCCTTCTGTCCCAAGGTGTGGTGCGGAGGAAGAACGGTCAGAACATCGGACATAAAAGCCACAACGGCACCCAGGTCATGAAGATTGTCCAGAATATCAAGATACACAGAGGAAGGGACCTCAGAGGCCAGATAGCCGCCGTCCTTGCCTTCACATATAACGGCGTCAAGGGCATGCTGGATTTCATCAAAAATGATCTTCAACCCCTTGGCCGCCTTGGCATTGACGAAGCCTTCCCGGTTCCCGCTGGTCAAAGACTCGTCCAGCAGGGCCATCAAGGAAGCGACGTTTTCCAGAGTACCGAGAACGCCTTCAAATCCCAAATAATGCGAACCACGAACTATCATTTTCGAATCCTCCTCGGATAATGCCTTTCTTCAACGTGAAAGCCGTGTTCCCACGGTTTAAGCCTTGTTCTTCTTTGCGCGGCTTACTGCCAGGGTATTTTCCAGTGCGACCATGACGTTCTGCAATTCGCGCACTGTGGCCTGTTCCAGACGCGGCAAGCCGGTCTGCTTCTCCAGGATCGCCGCCGCATAGCTCCACGGCATGTACTGTCCCCTTGCCTTGCCCAGCTCCGCCAGAATGGCCTCTATGCGTTCCAGCGTGGGCCGTGCGGGGTTTTTCTGGTCTTTCATGGTCAAGGGCTTGCCGTGCTTGTCTTCTTTCGTCTTGCGGGCAGGACGTTCATTCCAGCCCTTGGTGCGGAAATAGCTGACAAGCCGTACAAGCTCGCGCTCTTCCAGCTTGGTGCAGGAATCCACACCAAAATTCATGTGCAGAATCTCCCGGTAGACATCATCGCTGAGGCCAAGCTGCTTCTGGGCAATCTTGACCTTGGCAATGAGGCTTGTGCGCTTGGTCTTGGATTTCCCGCCGACAAAGGCCTTCTTGGCTCTGGAAGCCGCTTGCTTCCGGGGCGCGGCGGGTTCTTGATTCTGTTTGGGAAAGGGGATGAACAGGCAGTTGTGGCCGTGTGTAACTTCTTGTGTGGGGCGGCACCGCTCTGCCGGAAAGGATATGATGGTTCCCATTTCTCACTCTCCCTAGCGGCCCTTGCGGACCTCTTCACGAATTTTCAGAAGCTCCTCTTCAGGCAGCAGGAGAAAATCCACCATCCGCTCCACAATGTTCACGGCTTTCATGAGCTTATTCAGGGATACATTTGCCGTGGCGGCACCATCAGGGCCAATCTTGCGGAACTCATCACGCAGGCTTGTCGCATGGCGCTTGATTTGATCGAAAACGCCTTCCTCCGGGGAATTGCTGGCACTATGGGCCGAGTGCGCCGAGGAGGCGAGACTGCTATTTTCGTTGTGGTTTGAGAGTTTCATATCCATCCCCCTGTGTGCTTGTTGGCTGCTCATCAGTGCCGGGCCGCCACGCCCGACAGACGGCCCATGCGGGCCGTTTCGCTTATCTTGCGTCCATGTAGGCAAGCTCGCAGGTGGCGTTTTTGAACTGTTCACGGCGCGTCTCTTCATCTTCGCCGTCCACCTGTGCGAGAAGCTTCCCGGAATGAGCATCCTCGACATGGAAAACCTCGGGAGAAAAGGCCTCAAGGCCGCTGATACGCTCGACCTCGGAAGCGATGCCGTTCAGGGCGTGAAAGGCGGTTCCGCCTTCCTCCGCGCCAAGACGGACAAGTTCCTTGCGAAGGGTTGCTATGTGCCGAAGAATAGCGCTGGAAATAGCTTCCGTATCAAGGATGCTTCCATTGCAGACATCGCCGGAATGGCCGTCCCTGACGCTATGTTCCGCCACAACCTGCGGCAGCATTTCCATGAATTCAGTGTCTGAAACGGGGCTTGGGGTGTTGTTGCGTCCAGTCTGGCGCGAAGATTCACGCATCATGGCATTGCCAAAAGCGCGTTCAATCGGCTTGATGCTGGGGCCGAGAAGGAGAGGGATGGTTTCAAGCTGCTGGATACCTTCCATTTCAGCGACAATGCCGCCCAGGGCGTTGAAGGCGATTCCGCCTTCCTCCGCGCCAAGAGCTTGCAGTTCGCTGTGCAATGCGGTCGAATACGAACGGATGTTGCCGGAAATGGTTCCCTGTTGTTGATCAATGGTGCTCTTCATGTCTGTTTCCCCTTACAGCGCGCCGCCAAGATCGGCCCAGGCGGTTTGAATGTGATCGTAGGTAAGGCACTTGTCGTCTTCCGTAAGCATCAGGCTTCCAAGGCGCAGAACCTTGGTGAGGCCGCGCAATGCGCCCGCCTGCTTGGCGATTTCCATGCACAGGCTCTGGCTCTTGCCTTCAAAGATGTTCCAGGCGGCAAGCAGTGCTTCCACGTCTCCGGCGGAGGGATTGCCCAGCCTCACGCGGTAGCCGACACGGCTGAACAGTTGCGCGAAGTGGGCCTGCCTTCCGCCGCCGGTAATGCGGCTGTAGATGCTTTCATTGCCCATGAGGGCCAAGCCAAGGCCGGTGGCGTCGTGAACGCTCCTGATAGCCTCCAGGCCGCAAACAGGCAGGTGTTGGGCCTCGTCCACAATCAGCAGGCCGCCGGTGTTCTCAAGGCGGGCAACAATGGCGTTTTCCGTCTTCACGGCGCTGGGCTGGGCTTCGGGCAGGCCAATGGCGAGCGCAACGCGCTCAAGGCAGGCGGCCACGCTGTTCATGGCCGGGCTCATGGTGGCGACCCACACGTTGGGATGGTTTTCCTGGTAGTGACGGGCGGTGCAGGTCTTGCCCACGCCAGCCCCGCCATACACAAGGGCGATATCCCCGGCGCGGTGCGCATACCTGAGCGCTCCGATGATGCCGTTCGCCGTGGGCGTAGGCCGCCAGTCCGGGGCCGCGCTCATGCGGTTGGCTTCCTGGTCCCGCTCCTGAACCGCATTCAGCCAGCGGGAAATGGCCGTGGCAACAGCCTCGGTATCGCCGGAATACTTGCCGGAGAACCACAAAGACAGGCGCGTCTGGTTGATTCCCGATTCCTTGGCAAGTCTGGTCTGGCTCAGCCCCAGCCGGTTCATTTCCTTGCGCACAGCCTCTTTCAAGCTGTCCTGATCAAGCTGTACGCGGTCATTTGTAGCTTCCATTGTGGTGCTCCTCCGGGCTACTGGTTAACCATGTGCGGCAAAAGGAAACACGTCGTTATCCTCAGCCATGATATTTTTCTGAAGAATCTCCCTGAGTTGGCGCTGCCGTTCGGGGGATACTGTTTGCTCAATCTTTTCAGACACTTCTTTCTCGGAAAGCATGGTGAGCGTCTTGGCAGGAACGGGATTTTCAGAAACAGGCTTGTCAGCGCCAAGCTGCTGGAATTCAAGATCGCTTATGCGGGCGGCTTCCTGTGCGGCCTGTTTGATGAGCTTGACCCTGCGGGCCTTGTGTTTGGCGTGTTCTCGCCCGGCCTTGCGGTCATTGAAGGCCACAGTCTTCAACCAGTGAGCGGTGCAGACGTGCCTGCCGTCCAGGGTATAAATTTCAACGTCATCCGACAGGCTTTCAGGGTTGAAGAGCACGGCAACATGCTCACCAGCCATGTGCGCCAGTTCTTCAGCGTAGTAACGGTGCTTGGATTCACCGCGTCCGGCTTTGATGCTCACGACACCCTGTCTGTTGACCTTGACCGACTCCTGGCTGAGCAGAAGCATGTTTCTCAGCTTGGGCGAAGCCTTGCGAATGGTGGTCTGTTGCAGCCCTTCGGCGTAGACCTGATCGAAGCTTCTGCCGTTGCAGATGCCGCCGGTACGTCCTTCGCGGGCGTTGTATGCGGCAACAACCTGCGGCAGCAGCTCCAAGAATTCAGTGTCGGGAATGGGATTCTTGGAATAGCCGCGTCCGGCCAGAACCGGCAGATCGCGCATCATGCTATGCAAGCCGCCGATACCGAAAGCGCGCTCAATGGGCTTGCTGCCGGGGCTGGAAATTTCGTGGTCCGGGTTGGTGAAGCAGACTTCAATGCCAAAATGCTTCAACAGGCCAACGGGGTCCGTGGCCTTGTTGGTAAAGCGGTGGCGGCCCGGCATCTGGCCGGTCAGAATCTTGTTGGCGGCGGCACGGGTGTTGTCGATGTACATGTACCGAGGCACTGTTTCGCCGACAAGGTTGTATGTAGCCAGCCGGAACATGTCGCTGTTCTCGGTCTTGTCCCCTGCCCAGGCGAGAATCTTGCCTGAACGCACATCCTCAAAGAACCACACGCGCATATTGTAGACTTCGCCGGTCTTGGCGTCGTATACGTAAATTTTGTCGAAGCTGAGCGCATCGCCGGAAACCGCTTCGCCGGCTGCAAAGGTATCTCTTCTGCGCACCTGATCAGGGTAATCATTAACAATCTTGCCCGTGCGCATGTATTGGATAACGGCGGGCAGAAGTTCTTCGAACAGGCGGCGGGAAAGGGTCCGGTCTGAAGGGATAACCCAGCCATGCACTTCGGCGGCGTCTTTCAGACGGCGAAAACAGGAAAGAAATGAAGGCGCTTCAGTGCGCAGGTAGTCTTTTTTCAGAAATTCCCAGGCAATGGGATCGCAATGCGCACGGGTCACACGACCCTTGTATTGATTGGCAAGAATCGGTGCCCAATCCTTGGGATCAATGCCGCGCACGCCTCTCTTGGAAACAGTGCCGAAATACCAGTTGCGCAGGGTACCTACTGCAACGCCATGCATCTGGCCGACAGCCATAAAGGCTTGGGCAAGCGTGGTTCCAGACTCGTGCAGCTTCAGGACATCCTGTAAGATGCTTTGTCTGAGAAAAGCTTTTTCTTTGATCTTGCTGGATTTTTTGTTGAACTCGTCCCACAGTTCTTCCAGCTCTTGCGCCGGAATCGCTTCGAAAGCCAGGGCGGGGCCGTTCTTCTTGCGGTCCTCACGGATAAGGAAATTGGAGACCTTCCCCTTTGTTTCTTCATCCATGCTGTTGAAATGCCAGAGAAAGCCGCCGCCCTGCTTCTTTTCCGGGGCCAACTCCCACTTGTTGCGCTTGGCACGGGCATGCACTGCCGGGACGGAAACGCCCAGCATTTTTGCAATCTGCGCCGTGCTGAAGGCGCTATTCGGGAGTTCTGCCAGATTCATGCGCATGCCTACTGAAGAGCGCCCTCGTCGGCGGAAAAGGTCTGAGGATTGCCGAGTTCAGGAAGAAATTCCCCGGAGCGTTCGGAGTAGTATTGAATGAGCATGAGCAGACGTGTGTCGTCGCTTGAAGTGAGGAAGGAAAACTCCCTGTCGCCGTCAAGTCGGCGGCTGATCTCTTCAAAGACTGACTGCGGAGTCCCGGAAACCGTGCCTATGGCCTCGAAAGCCATGTCAACCGGGATTCTGAGGGAAAGAATGGCGTCGCAGATGCATTCGAACTGGCGGGCACGGAAAAGCGCCGCCGTAAGAACCTTCTCATTGGCTCCCGGAAACAGGACCATGAGGCGGGAAATTTCATCCTCCACCTCGCAGATGAGGGCGGAATCGTCTTCCTCAATCTGGTAGTGTCCCTGCGCAATGGCCGCGCGGGTTTTCACGGGCATGGTCAAGGCGTCCCACATTTCGTACTGGACGATTTCGCCGTTTTCTTCGAATTCCTGGACGCTGATACGCTTCCAGCCTTCACGGTCGGCCCGCTTTTCGAAAGCCTTGGCCGTCATGTCCAGCATCTCCTTCAGGCATCTCGTCGTGAAGCGCGGATACGGGAAACACTCTTGCATTGATAAAATTTTCAGACGCTTGCTCATGGCTATCTCCTCCGCTTGGTGCGGGTTTCCGCAAGATCGTTCTCCAACCTGCGGAGCTTGCGGGCGCGTTCCTTGCTCTCGAACTTGGCCTTGCCGTATTCGAAAAGCAGAACTTCATCGGGATCGAGCAGTTTGCACCCGTGGAATTCGGCAAGGAATTCAAGGGGTGCCAAGCTGCCAACGGCCAACATGAAAACTTCCACAGCCATGAGCGGCGGGATGTCGTCCGTGTCGTTGGGAGCAAGCCACTTGTCCAGAATGTTGATCGTAAGAAGCCGGGTGCGCCCCGTGGTGATCTTCACGCCGTTTTGCTTGGCGATTTCGTTCATCCGGTCCACCAGTTGGGCGCGGGAAAGATAGGGGGCGGCGGTGGTCAGCGTCTGCTGCATACAGGCCTTCAGCGTGGAAGCAAGGCCGCCAATGCGCATATGTGCCGTGGCGGTGGCCTTCTGGCTTCCTTCGCCCTGATTGGTGAAGGAAAAGAGGGAATGCTGATAGTTGTTCATGCCGTCACACCCCCTTGCAGGTCTGCGCTGTCCAGAAAAAGGGAATGGCGGTGGAAGCCTGAAACGCACAAAAACCAGCCGCAAGAAACTGCAAAAGCAAAGGCTGGGCTCGTGGCGTTGCTGGAGATTAGGCTCCCACCGCCAAATTCTGATTTCATTTCCCTTTCGGACATATCAGGCGGCCTTACTGTTTCTGGTCTCCGCGAGGGCCAACCCGCTGCTCAAGCCATTCAAGGAAGGAATCCTTTTCGTAGCCGACCATTTTGCCGATCTTGAACGCGTTCGGCCCGCAGCCCTCTCTGTCCGCCTTGGTAAGCGAACCAGCGGTGATGACGCCCCCGGTCAATTCCTCAACATGCTTCCTGCTGAAGATCGGAGGGAGCTTTTCACGGAGGATGACGAGCACCTGTTCTTTGCTGAAAATCTGGGTCATGGCGTCCATACTCCTTCGAGTTCTGCCCTCGTGGCCCAGTTCAAGCACCTTATGCGCCCGAACTGGGCCGTTGACTGGGCTTATCGAGGTGGATAAGGTCGGTTTGTCAGTACCTTAACCCTAAACCACGCGTATTCTTCGCACATAATTGCGATCATGTCAATTTGTGCGAAATGAATTTGTGTGATTGTGCGAGGTTTTATGCAGGGTCTTGGAGATAGAATTCGGCACTTACGCAACGACATTTCGCAGCAAAACTACGCTAAATCTTTAGGTATTAGTCCAAGAGCTTTGTTCAGCTATGAGAGAGAAGAACGTATTCCAGGTGCGGATTTGATCGTGCGCATATGTGCAAAGTCTGGAGCGTCTTTTAAATGGCTTCTGACTGGCGAAGGCCCGATTTACGAATCAGAAGCGAAGGACACTCCTGCCCGAAAGGGGATAGTGATCAATATCGACCCTGCCGTGCAGTTGGTGAACGAAGCACTTGAAGAGGCTGGTATCGAGCTAAGTGATGTTCAGAAAAAAGCAGTTGTCGACGTTGTTAGGGAAGAACTTCTTAGCAAGACAAGAAAAATTGCGCAGGCAATATCGGGGAATTAGTCATGTCTGAGGATATAAAAAGAAAAGTGATAGAGGCTTTGCATGAGTCTAGAAGGCAGCCTGAAAGAACAAAAGACAAACAAAAGCCATCTAGAAAATCTAAGTCTTCAACCATAAAGCAAACTGCAATAGGCAATGGAATAATTCAAGCTGGCGGGGACATTAATGGAAATTTCAACATCACAATTAAAGAAGAAAAAAAGAAAGTAAACCGTGTAATCCCATTTCCTGAAGGGGCAATTGGTAACAATGCAATCCTTGTAGAAACTATTACAGGATTGTTTAATAAGCTTGGTGAACGTCGGGAAAAGAGATTCGGCAAATCAGCGTACCCTACAATGTACAATACATTTAAAAAGGACTTTGGGATTCCCAAGAATCAGAAGTATTTGATATATAAAAATTGGAGTGAAGCAAGGGCGAAGGAAATTATTGATTATCTACAACAAAAGCTCGACAACACAACAGAAGGTCGAAAGAAAATTGCATCAATAAAGAAAGGGCATACACGCCCATATCTTTTGAAACAAACATCTGAATTGCATGAATGCCTTGGATGGTCAGAATACGTTTATCGAGGAAGACTGCACCACTTGTTTGGGGTTACATCAAGGCGTGACCTCAATGTTTCACAGCTAAAGAGCTACATTGAACACTTGGAAGAAGAGTATAAAAAGAAATATTGACCAGTATGCGGAAGGTAGCAATGCCCAACAGGCTGGACGAGATTGACTTTTGCTCATTGTTTCTTACTGTTAAATTTGGCTGTGGTACACCGCCGTCCGGTTCATACCCGGAAACGTTTAGGACGTTAGGGGTCGGGCCACAGCCTTTTGCTTTTTCAAACAGCCTGCCGGAGGCACCTCGTGCCCAAGATCAATAAATGTGAACAACAGTGCCGTGGCACACACCGTCCGGTTCATCCCCGGAAGCGTTCAGGACGTAGGGGTCGGGTCACGGCCTTTTGCTTTTTCGAACCGCCTGCTGATGGCCCTCATACCCAAGATCAGAGGGAGCAGGTTTATACTTCTCACTTTATACTTCTGGTCGGCAAGTTTTGGCCCGCGACCTGCCCAAAACCCCTTTTCCGCTTCCCTCTCTCCGACCATGAACCCCTTGTTAATCAGGCTTTAAGCGGTTGTTAATCGTTCTTTGCGCAAGCCGTTGCTTCAGGGCAAGCCAAGCCCCGAAACCACTGCTTCCCCGCCGAGGTTTATAGTAGTCGCAGACTCAATGTCGAACCCACTTTCCACCCGCCTCGGAACCCCGAAACCCGCACGGCACAAGCAATTCCCATCCCATTATTTTTCTCCTGGTCCCTCTAAATCCCACTTTAAGGTTGTCGCAAACTCACTGTCTGTTAGCACTCTGGCCGCCAGCTAGCGGCGCTCCTCGCGCCGCGACATGTGCTCGGCCAGCCC